GGGTGAGGTAGAACCCGGAGCGCCTGTTTATTTTTTACTAGATAGTGAGAATGATGCAGCAAGTTCAGGGTCTAAGTATAAGGTAGGAACAGGACCAAGGCCCGATTTACCAGCAGGAGAATGGTTACCTCAAGAACGAAAAAATTATGCTGAGTACGGTTCAAGAACTGCCCCTCCTCCTCCCAAACCCAAACCTAAGGCAGCACCCCCTCCTCCTCCTCCTAAGCCTGTTCCTGTTGTTGAGAGTAAGGCTAAGACAGGGGATGTTGCTAAGAAAGCTAGTGCTGGCACTGGCGAGTATGGAGGTGATGAACCTACTTTATATTGGTCTGCGCCGGATGAGTATGGGAATAGATATGCGAAACCTAAACAAAAAGCTTATGATCCACTTACGGATGGCATCCGAAAAGGCGGCAAGATTGGTAAAGGTAAAGCACCCAAAAACAAAATTCCTACGAGTGGTCTTGAGCTTCCTGTTTCTGGAGGTAGGGCAGAACCAAATAGTATGAAGGATGATGTTCCTCGTACTGCCAGATCAGGAGACTTTGTAGTTAACGCAAAGACTGTTGAATTGATGGGTGTTCCATTCTTTAGGAAACTAATTCGTTCTTCCCTTGCGAAGGCTAATAAGAAGGGCATGAAATTATCAAAGGCATCAGTATCCAAAAAAGAAGGCGTGGATATTATGGTGCAAAATGGAGAGATTCGTATTCCTCGTGAATTGGTTAAGATCATTGGTCTTAAAAAGTTACGCGCATGGAATAACACAGGATTACGTGCTAGAGGTGAATCACCAATAGCAGCGTAAGAACAAGCGGCTACCTGATTTATATCGGCCCCGCTAATTACCAAATAGGGCTACCCAAAGTTCTCACTTTGGCCCCACTAGGAGGTGCGTAATGTCTGACAAAGAAACTGACAACGTAGAAGAAGGAGTACCTCAACCTACTCCGTATCGAAACCCAAGCTATTTTATGGAACAAGCTTCTGAGCTTGAAGAAGAAGACCAGGATTCTCAAGAGATTGACACCGATGAAGAGGTTGAAGCTTCAGAGGCCACTCAAGAAGATGGGGATATTCCTGTTTCTGATGAGGAGGAAGAAACTTTCCTAACTCGTAAAGATAAACCGCATAATTTCAAGAAACGGTACGACGACCTTAAAAAACATTATGATAAGAGACTCGATCAGTGGAAATTGGAAAAGGGCAACTACGAAGAACGCCTGAAAGTTGAGGAGAGGAAATCTCAACTCAAACTTCCAAAGACTGAAGAAGAGCTAGAAGTGTTTAAGCAACAGTACCCGGACGTTTATGCAGTTGTCGAGACAGTCTCGCATATGCAAGCAGACGACAGAGTAAGGATTGTTGAGAATAAAATCGAAGACCTCAAGAAGCAGGAACATGAGCTAATCGTACAAAACGCTGAACAGGAACTTGTTAACCTTCAGCCAGATTTCCTAAAACTTAGGGAAGATGAAAAGTTTATTACTTGGTTAGCCGAACAACCTGAGAGTATATCTGATGGGATATACAAAAACCGCACCGATGCACGGTGGGCAGCTAGGGTTATTGATCTTTACAAGTCTGATTCAGGAGTCAGAAAAAAATCTAAACCGAGGCGATCTGCTGCTGAAGCAGTTTCCAAAACTTCAAAAGGAAACCCACCTTCAACTGATACAGATGAGCTAAATTTTAGAGCATCCGACATAGCTAAGATGAAACCTTGGGAATTTGTGCAACACGAAGCAGAGATTGACAAGGCTCAGAGAGAAGGTCGGATTATCCAGGACTTATAACAATAATATAAGGAGGCTGATATGGCTTTTCCAGCATCAGGCGGCTATACCAATCTACCAAATGGTAATTGGTCCCCCGTCATCTACAGCCAAAAAGTCCTTAAATTTTTCCGCACAGCTTCAGTGGCCGAAGATATTACGAACACTGATTATGCGGGTGAAATTGAGAACTTTGGCGATACTGTTAAGATCATCGTTGAGCCGACGATTACTGTTAGCAGCTACACCCGTGGTTCTGTGGTAAGCCCACAAGACTTGCAGGACGATGTTATTTCGATGACCGTTGATCAGGCGAATGCTTTTGCGTTCAAGATTGATGACATTGAAGAGCGTCATTCTCATGTTAACTGGGAATCACTAGCCACTTCTTCCGGTGCTTATGCACTGAAGAACACGTATGATCAGAACATTCTGACATACATGGTAGCTAACGCTGGCACGACTGTCGGTTCTGATGGCTCTGGGCAGGACGTAGGACATACAGGCGCTGAAATTGATCCGTTGAACCTAATGGCTAACCACTCCAAGCGTCTTCACGCGAACGATGTTCCTGAAGAGAATCGTTTCTTTGTGGCAAGCCCGGAGTTCTACGAGCAATTGCAGCAGTCTAGTTCTAAACTGATGGACGCATCTGTTACGGGCGACGGTAATACCGATCTCCGTAATGGTAAGGTCCATAATGGCAAAATTGCGGGTTTCACTTGTTACATGACCAACAATCTGCCAGCCAGTTCTACTAGTAACTACTACAAAGTTCTATCTGGGCATATGTCCGGTATTGCGACTGCTAATCACATCGCGAAAACCGAACTCGTGCGTGACCCGGATAGCTTTGCGGACGTAGTTCGTGGTCTGCATGTTTTTGGTCGCAAGGTTTTGCGTACCAAAGCTTTGCAGGTCGAACACGTTTTGATTGATTAAGAGGGAGATAAATCATGGCTACTTATGATCATACAACTGGTCAAGGTACGGCAGGACATCGCTCTCGTATGCGGTCAATGTACGTCCTTGAGAAAACCGTGGATATCGCTGCCGTTTGTTCGGCTGGTGGTGTCTCTGCGCTAACTGCTGATGATATCATTCAAGCGATTGATATCCCGGCAGAAGTGTATATCCTCCATGCTGGTGTGGAAGTTATTACCGCACTTAATGGAACTTCCCCTGTTCTTGATGTTGACTTTGCGGCTGGGGATGACTTTGTGGATGGTGCTTCGGCAGCTTCTACGGGTTATTGCGCCGCAGGTACTAATGGTCACGTAGACTATACCGCTGTTTCTACTTTTGCGAACAGGGTAACGGCTACTGACACCATTGATGTCAAGGTTGGTGCTGGTGCGAACGATGTTTCCACTGGCAAAATCCGGGTGTACGCAGTTCTTTGCGATATTTCCGGCGTTGATGAGACTGATTCGCTCCGGGCTGCAACCCTGTAGTATAATCATTGGGGGAGGGAGAAATCTCTCCCCCTCTCACAACATCATCAGGCTGCTTTTATAGAGCCTTCATCTTGCTGAAAAGGAGAACACTATGAATACTGTAAATACGAGAGCGTTAACAAAAGATATTCGTCATATGTTTAACAAAATGTCCGTTGGCTTTGACGAGTATTGGATGCCTACCACCGACAACATTGGGTATCCTCCGTACAATCTTATCGAAGAATCTAAGAATGTGTATAGAATTGAAATGGCAGTCGCAGGATTTGCAAAAGATTCTATTGAGATTTTTGAGGAAGACGCGAAACTAACTATTATTGGTAATGCTAAAGAAGACAATGAAATTGGGGATGTTCTTCATAAGGGTTTAGCCCAACGTAAATTTACCCGTGAATTTACTCTTGCTCCTAACATAGAAGTGACAGAAGCTAAACTGGAGAATGGAGTTCTGATCTTAAGGTTTCTCAAGCAAGCCCATAAGAATAGAAAAGTAATAGACATAGCGTAACTACGGAGAATAGAAAATGAATGTACTCAAATTAGGTAAGGCGATTCTCTTTGCAGGGGTAATTTTTTGTGCTGGCATTACGGCCTCTTTTGCAGCAGACTGTGGTCCCCAGCATGAGGAAATGCTCAATACAGCAGTTCGTATTAATACCTCTGGCTCTGGTACGGTTCTGTATTCCAAACTACACAATGATGCATGGGAATCCTACATCTTAACTAACTTCCATGTAATTGCCCGTCAGATCACGATACGTGAAATATGGGATGGTATGCAGGGCAAAAAGATTAAAAGAGAAACTAGGGAACCTGTCACTGCGTTTTGGTTTGACTATATAAAGTGTGCCCGTTCTGTGGGTACTCGTGGGCGTATCGCAGATATTGTAGCCCATGATCAACAGCGTGACCTAGCCCTACTTCGTTTGAGAGATACTGAACGTGGTGTCGAGCGGATTGCTCACATGCTTCCAGAAGATGAGTCTCCTAAATTGGGCCAGACTGTCTGGGCTATTGGGGCAGGACTAGGCTTCCCCCCTTCTATGACCTCTGGTGAAATGGCTTTTGCTGAACAGATGATTGAGGGTTATAGGTATCAACTAGCTACCGCACCTATTATCTTTGGTAATTCTGGTGGTTCATTGTTCAGCTATTCCGAAGTGCGGAAACAATACGAAATGATTGGTGTACCCTCTCGTGTATCTGCCTCTGGATTTCAGGCAGTAACTCACATGGGTTGGTCAATTCCAACAGAAACAATGCGTACTTTTCTTAGGGATAACTATTATGGTTTCATTGTAGGGGATGCCTACATTAAGCCTGAAGATAGAAAGCCCCCAGCTAAAACGGATAAATAAATTCATGTGTGTAAAATATTATAAATATAAAGCTATTGTATGTTTAGCTATTGCTAAACCTTTTGGTTGGATTAATAATCTATTCCATGACAAACATGTGGAAGCTTTACGTAAATATCAACGCTGTATTACGCCAGACAAATGATTGGTGCATTAATAGGCCCTATAGCTAATTTAGCCGGTACGTTCCTAGAAGGGCATCTGGCAACAGCAAAAGCTAACACTGACATGAAAGTTGCAGAGGCTAAAGCTAAAGCTAATGTGATGGAGCGTCAGGCTACTGGTGAGATTGATTGGGACTTGGAAGCAATCAAAGGATCACAGAATAGCTGGAAAGATGAATGGCTGGTAATTTTATTTTCAATACCGTTAATCTTAGCTTTCATTCCGGGTGGTGAAGAGATTGTACAGAATGGCTTTGCCCAATTAGAGAAGATGCCTGAATGGTATCAGTATAGTTTAGGTGTGATCATAGCAGCATCTTTTGGAGTACGTAGTGCTACTAAATTCTTTGGGAAGAAAAAAAGATGAGTCCTAAAAAAATAGCAACTATAGTGTCTCTTGTGGCTATAAGTATAGCTGCTGTAATATTTCTGGCAGATGCCATACGATGTGTGCCGCCTTGTGTCTAAATGCAGAAAGAATTATCTGTACATGAAAAGGCTACAATGGCATGGCGTTGGACAGCCCTTATAGTTTACTTATTGATATGCTTCTATGATTTTATGTTTGTGCCGATATGGTATGGCATTAACCGCCCTGACATAAGCCTGTTCATGGAAATTATTAATAGTACTTCAGAACCAATGGTTCAAATGGAGTTGATGAAAAAACTTACAGGCCAACACAATCCAT